TCCTTCTGCGATGGTAACGGCAAATACGCAGGGCGCTGCTACAAACTCATTGAAGATTGTGGACAGCGCTGGCACTGCTTACTACATTATGTTGACCACAACGAATACATAATGCAGATTACCAAGGAATTTCTGGAAGCAGAGATTGCCGAGTTGCAGAAAGAGGCGGGGAAGGCTGAAGTCTTCCTCCTTCAATCAAAAGCAACTGTTGCGGCCTATCAAATGCTTATCAATCGCTTAGAAGCGCCAGAAGAAACGCAAGAACAGTAGGAGCTAATTATGGCTATGCAATATGATGTAAAAGCAGCCGAGCGCACCACCACGGGCACTGCATACGCAGCGTCAGCTCGACTAAAAGGCGTTCTTGTGGCGTTCGCTACAGGCGGCACAGTCGTCATTAAAGACGGAGGTTCTGGTGGAGCCACAGTCTTCTCTTATACGGCTCCTGCTGCGGCTGGCACAGTCAACGTCATTATCCCCGGCGAAGGTATCCTCTGCCGCACGGATATTCACGTTACGTTGTCTAGTGCTACTGCTACGGTGTTCTATGGCTAAGAAAACCCCCTCTCTGGCTATCGGTCGTGGCGAAAAGCTACCCGTATCCAAGGGGGCTGGTTTAACCGCCAAAGGACGCGCCAAATACAATGCTGCGACTGGATCAAACCTAAAGGCTCCACAGCCAGAAGGTGGTCCTCGTAAGAAGTCGTTTTGTGCCAGAATGTCAGGTATGCCCGGCCCGATGAAAGACGAAAAGGGTCAACCTACACGCAAGGCTGCAAGCCTCAAACGGTGGAAATGCTGATGCCCTCTAGCTCAAAAAAACAAGCTAATTTCATGGCGGCGATTGCCCACAGTCCATCGTTTGCTAAGAAAGTTGGTGTATCACAGTCCGTTGGTAAAGACTTTAACGAGGCCGATAAAGGCCGTAAATTCAAAGAGGGTGGTGCTATGAAAAGCGACATGAAACAAGACAAAGCCATGGTCAAAAAAGCCGTTGGTATGCACGACAAGCAAATGCACGGCGGCAAGAAAACCGATATGGCAGCGCTTAAAAAAGGCGGCATGCCAATGGTTATGAAAGATGGCAAAAAGGTTCCAGCTTTTGCTGCCAAGAGTGGCGGCATGACTAAGATGGCTAAAGGCGGCGGCATCGAATCCAAGGGAAAAACCCAAGGTAAGATGATTAAAATGAATCGCGGCGGACGCGCCTGTTAAGGAAATATCATGGCAATGGTTCCAACCCAATCTGTTGATGACCCCGATGTCCCAGCATCCCCTGCTTTTTCTAAAGCCTTGCGCGATAAGGGTCGTCGCGCACCAATGAAAATGAAAACACCCGGCATGGGCGCACTAATGGGTGCTCCACGTCCACGCAGCCTACAGTCTATGGGCAAGATCACTCCGGGTGCATTGCCTTTTGACGAGCCACAGAAAATGGCTAAAGGTGGCAAAGTTGGTTCTGCTTCCAAGCGAGCAGATGGGTGCTGTGTTAAGGGCAAAACCAAAGGAAAAATGTTATGAAAAAGAAACGCTATGCTTCTGGCGGAATGACGCAAGCTGATATTGATGCAGGTCTAACACAAGCTGACGTTGATGCGGGTTTACGCGCAGGTCGCAACGAACGCATTTCCTCCGAAGACCGTGCTGAAGCTTTACGCATGGCGGGTACTTTATCGGATCGCCAAGCGGCTGATCTGATGGGTCGTGAGGTTCGTATGCCTGAAGCGCGTCCTGTGCCTGTTGCCCCTCGTAGAGTTATCCCTGCGCGTCCTTTGCCTGCCGCTCCTGCGGAATTCGTAGAGATGCCAGAAGAAGGTCCATCGGCAACGCCCGGCGCAAACCGTCGTCCTCCACCTAGTCGCGGTAGTTTTGACCGCCCCGGTCCTGTTGGTGATTTGATTGATATGATAATGCGCAATACTGGCAATGCTCGTAGAAGTCGCGCAGAAGCCGTTCGAGCAGGTAGGGCTGTGGAAGGATCATTTAAGAAAGGTGGCTCAGTTAAATCTTCAGCATCTAAGCGTGGCGACGGCTGCGCTGTCCGTGGCAAAACAAAAGGCAGGATGGTGTAATCATGGATCCAAAACGTCAAGCACAGATCGACAAGCAAAACGAAATGGCGCAATTAGCTGCTGAGCGGATTCGTGGCGGCAAGAGCGCAGATGAGTTTGCAAAAGACTTTATTCAACGTCAGCGAATGAAGGAAGGCGTAAAGAGTCTTCCTCCAGTGGATCTAAGCGGTAATCCCCCAACAGACGACGATACACAAGAGTATCGTGATATGCGTGCAGCAACCGATGCAGGTTACGACTACACTAAGAAACGTGACTACAAGAAAGGTGGGTCAGTTAAATCTGGTGCATCTAAACGAGCCGATGGTTGTGCTATTCGCGGCAAAACAAAAGGTCGTATGGTATGAAACCCATTGATAAAGACAGCAACCCCGGACTTGCAAAGTTACCCACTGAAGTACGCAATAAGATGGGTTACATGAAGAAGGGCGGTAAGGTATCTAGTCCGGTCAATAAGAAGGCGCTAGAAAAAGCTGGCTTTTACGATAAAGATCAAACTTCCGCCAAACGGAAAAGTATCATTAACAAAGTTACAACCAAGCCGCAGCGGATAGAAATGGTTGAGAAGATGTTTCTAACTAAAAAGGCTGCTCCTAAAAAAGCAAAGGTAATGCGATGAGAGCAAGCCGTGGTATGGGTGCAATCCTGCCGTCAAAGATGCCGAAGGGTAAAACCATGCGCCGTAAGGACGGTGACAAGTTTCAGATGTTTGCTGAAGGTGGCAAAGTGAACGCTGCTGGCAATTACACAAAGCCCAGTCTTCGCAAGAGGATTGTGTCCCAAGTAAAAGCCGCAGCAACTCACGGTACGAATGCAGGTCAGTGGTCAGCGCGTAAGGCGCAGTTAGTAGCTAAGAAGTACAAAGAAGCAGGCGGGGGGTACAAGGATTGAAAGCTCCGCAAAAATCGCTAAAAGATTGGGGTGACCAGAAATGGACAACCAAGTCAGGCAAAAAGTCGTCAGAGACTGGAGAGCGGTATTTGCCAAAGAAGGCTATTGATGCGTTGACCCCTGCTGAGTATGCCGCTACAACCAAAGCCAAGCGTAAAGGTAAAGCGGCGGGTAAGCAGTTTGTAGCTCAACCAAAACGTATTGCTAAGAAAACATCGGGGTTTAGATAATGGCTGTTTCTGGAACCACCGCATTTAATCTAGACTTCGCTGAATTGGCTGAAGAGGCGTTTGAACGCGCTGGTCGAGAACTGCGTACAGGTTATGATCTTCGCACCGCCACACGGTCTATGAACCTAATGACCATCGAGTTTCAAAACCGTGGCATTAACATGTGGACGATTGACGAGGGTGAGATTGATCTTATCCAAGGTCAAGCTGAGTATGACCTCCCTGCCGATACGATTGATATAATGGATCATGTTATCCGTACAGGCGCAGGTAACTACTCCACCCAGTCTGACCTCACCATATCTCGTATTAGCGTATCTACTTACGCAACAATCCCTAACAAATTAGCTCAAGGCCGCCCCATTCAGGTATGGGTTCGCAGACTCAGGGATAACCCTAAGATTGTTGTATGGCCTGTTCCTAACCAAGGTACGGCATTAGACCCTTACTACGTTTTTAAATATTGGCGTATGCGTCGTATCGACGATGCTGGCACGGGTGCAAACACCCAAGACGCAAACTTCCGATTCTTACCGGCAATCTCTGCTGGCTTGGCGTATTACATCGCCATGAAGTATCCGGAGTTAGCACCGCGTATGCCGATGTTAAAACAAGAGTACGAGTTTCAATTTGAGTTAGCTGCGGGTGAGGATCGTGAGAAAGCGTCTGTGCGTTTTGTGCCACGCATTACCGGTATCCGGAGCTAGTTGTGGGTAATAAGTTTGCGTCTGATAGTAAAGCGATTGCGGAGTGTGATATCTGTGGCTTTCGGTATAAACTACGGACACTACGCTATCTAATTGTTAAGACGAAGACTACCAATATTAAAGCTTGTAATGAGTGCTGGAGTCCAGACCAGCCGCAGCTTCAGCTTGGTATGTGGCCTGTAGATGACCCGCAAGCAATTCGTAATCCACGTCCAGACTTTACCGGATATCCGCAGAGTCGGTCGCAAGTAATACAAGCAGTTGGTGTAACGACTACTTCTTTCGTTGGGCAAGTTACTATTTCTTAGGAGCCGATCA